GATAGGGTTGGATTCATGTTTCTTGAAGATTCGGTCGTAGTTGCTGCGGAACTTGTCGCCGTTAACGGGGCGCAAGTCGTCTCCTTTTCCAGCTTGGTTGCTCATAGCTTTTTGATCCAGCATCGGCCAGCCGGTGTCACTTCGTAACCGTTTGCCGACGCGTGTTCATTGACTGCTTTTTCGACTTCGTGCCACGGGTAATCGTGGCCGGCAAAGATTCCGCCTTCCTTGAGCTTTGGCCACCATGCGGCGAGATCCTTAACAACGGAATCGTAATCATGGGCCGCGTCGATGAAGATGAAATCCATGCTGCCGTCTTCAAACTGCGATGCGGATTCCGCGCTGTCGCCAACCGTCACCTTGATCATGCCGGCCACTTTTGCGGCTTCGATGTTTTCGGTGAATTTGCCGAGGATGCTTCCGCCGTGTTCATCGACGACCTGCAAATGGCTAGGCTGATTCTGCTCACCCTTCCATGTATCAACGCAATTCACGGTTGCCGCTTTGCCGAGGTCTTGCAACCGCTGGCAGAGGTGGACGATTGACTGCCCTTGCCAGCTTCCGATTTCGACAATCTGCGCGCCTTCGGGAATCGTTTGCGCGACGTAAGAGTAAAAGTCCCGGTAGTCGCACCATCCATCAATATCCGTTGATACTTTGATGCCATCGTTGAGCCTGCGCATGATGCCTTCGCCGGATCGGTAATAAAACGGAGCGTTGCTGCGTGCGTAGGTGTCGTCCATTTCCGCTTTACCGAATGCCGGATGGACATGCTCGAACGTGATCTGGTCGCGGGCGTCGATCACAACGCCATCCGCAAAAGCCTGGCGCGAAAACCAGTTGTCGGAGAACATCGAAAAGAACTCGGGATGAAACAGGTGCTTTTGCTGGTTCAATCGCGCCCGCGTTAGGATCGCCATGCAAAGCAAGTCGTCTTTCCGGTGTCCATCTGAGACTGCCAGCACGGCGGGTTTAGAGGCGTCGCCAATCGCGTCAATGATCGCGGCATCCCATCCTTGGAACGCCAACCAATCGTCCGAGAGCTGCACCAGAATTTGACCGCTGGATTTAGACGCCGCGACGTTCCACGCATCGACCGGCCCGCCGTTTCCGCGAACGATCACGCTCCGGGTATTTGCGAGCAAGAACGATGACGGGTCGGTCGCGTCGATTGCGAAGATATGCTCGATTGCGTCTGGATTCACTGCTGCTCGCAACCACTCCATCCGCGTTCTCCACGCCATTGCGGGGCGGCCTCGCGTCGCGTGAATTAAACTGATCTTCGCGCCGTTTTTCACAAAATGGTTTGTCTCCAACGCGTCCGCTTCCTCCCGCCTGTCATTGGCCCGCAGCGCCATCCCACGGAGTCCGATGCCAAGTTGGCCGTAGTAGGCGCGGCGAAGGTTCCAAGGCGCATCCTGCGGGACGCTGAGCGCCATCATTGCGTCAGTCCATCCAAGCGAAGATTCCGGGGCGTCAGGGATGTTTGCGAGCGCCAGTTCGCCGTATGCCTCGCGCCTAATTGGATCAACCGCGAGAGCCTGAAGAAGCATCGACTTCTTCATTTCGGAATTGTCCGCGAGTCGAGCAAGCTGGAAAAACGCCTCGTATCGCTCGTTCTTGCCGACGCCTTCAAGTCCGATAAACTCAATCGCCTTCGGAATGGCTTCGTCGTTGCGGTCGAGCGCGATCAGCGATTGGAAAACGTGGAACCGTTGCGAAATGGTCCGCTTGTCCTCGGAAATGCTTTCGAGGATTCGCAGGTTCCGTTCGTCCCGGCTCGCGCTTCGCTTGTCGCTTGCGTGGACAATCTCCGCGCCGTCGAATTTGATTTGCTTGGATTCGGGATCGAACTCCAGGCACTCGTGAATTGGGTGCGTCCATCGCGCTTTCCCTTTCCTCCAAAGTCTTTCCCGCCAGTTAATCACGCCGTCTTCAGGGATGACATAGCGCATCAGCACACCGTCGATGTCGCTTCCTTCCAAGTCGTCAACGAGTCGGCGGATTTGCGCTACGGATTCCGGCGTGATGATGTCGTCCGTATCCGCCCACATGAGCCAGTCGCCGGTTGCCATGTCGCAAGCCATGTTGCGGGCGGCGGCGAAGTCGTCAACGTGCGGCCAGTGTGATCGTTCTCCGATGTGCTTGTTTAAGTAAACATCGGTTTTGCATCCTGCCTTTTTCGCGTTTGCCAGAGTCCAATCGGGATCAAGATTTCCAATGGCCGAAACCACGATTACCTCGTCCGCGACTCCTTGGAAATGGTCAAGAAAGCGCCCGATATGCTGCTCCACGTTGCCCGCGATAACGCAAAGGCTAATCTTGTTTCTCATGTTCGGCGCGAGACTTGCCGATGCGCCTCCATTTTTCAAGCGAAAACCCCGACCGCGTTAGCAGCCGGGGTTCACGATGACAACACTAGCAACCCAAGAAAACTTACGGCTTGGTTCCGTGGACAAGACCCAAGGTCAAGCCGGTCGCGGTTCCGTAGAGGCACTCAAAAGCGCCATACATGATCCCGGTGGCCTGATCGTATGACCGGCGATAACCCATTACGATGCCGGAAGGATCGACGGCCATCTCGGTAGCCAGGTATTCACCAGCGGCAAGGGGGGCGAGATAGCGCATCGCAACGCTGATTGCGTCGGAGTGAGCGGCGAAGGCAACCAGCGAGGTCGCAGCGGTCGGCAGGATGTTGGTTTCGTAAGTGTCGAAACCGATCAAGCGTCCGAGCGTGCCTTGGCGGGCCGCGTTGCTGTCGCCGATCTGATACGCGTTTAGCACGTTCGCGGTTCCAAGCATCGTTCCGCCGACAACGGTGTTGTGGATGAACGAGCAAACACCGGGGTCAACGTCCACGTTGCGACCGGCAAGGACCGTGCGCATGGAGATGAGCGAGGCGAGCGTGTAGTTCGCCTCAAGCGTGGTGATCGTCGCGGCTCCGAAGTTGGTGGTGGTGATCAGTTTCCAGATGTTCTGAAGGACCTTATCACCGAGAGCGCGACCAGCCTGAGCGGCAAGTTCGTCAAAGCGAGCGGCAGAGCTGTTGGCGGTCTGCAAATCCGAGATGTCGAAGTTGACGATGTTGTGCTGGTTCAGCGAAAGGGTGTTGTGCGTCACCGCGCCGCCTGCCGTCTGGTAGTTGGCAGTAGTGGCGTTGAACGTGGTGGCAGTCGCAGCCGAGATGAACGGCACGATGATGGTGTCACCGACTTTCCCGGCATCGCTGTTGAGGTTGCGGGAGAAGGCGCGGAGCGGGGCAAGCTTGGCGGTGAAAGCCTTAAGTGCTTCCTGCGCGAAGATGGTGTCGTTGAATGAGAGAGTAGCCATGAGATTAGGTCAGTTTTTGATTGGTTAGAGAGTCATTTCCTTTCGGATCACCTTTTGATTGGTCGCGTAAAATGCGGACCGTTCGGCACCCGAAAGGGAATTGAAGATGTCGAGATTAGGGGTCTTGCTGTCGCTTCCGCTGATTTCGGTCGCATCAACCGGCGCATGACCGGCGCTTGCGATCATTTCGGCGGCTTTGGCGGAAATGGCATTTGCGATTGCTTCGGGAGCCTCGGCAGATGCCACGAGTTTAAGCGCCTTCGCCTCGATGACTTCGGGCTTGGCGAGAGCTTCAGCGGCTTCGCGTGCTTCCTTGTCGGCCTTGGCTTGAACCTCGGCGGTTTCAGCCTTCGCCTTGAACTCGCGGAGTTCGTCGGCAGCTTCAGCCAGAACGGCGTCGGCTTCTTTCAGCTTGTTGGTAAGCGTCTGGATTTCGTTAGCCGCATTGACGAGTTCGCCATTTGCAGCTTCCAGCTTTGCGGTAAGTTCGCCATTCGGCAGGAGTCGATCAAGAATGCTCATACGGTTATTGGTTTCGGATTTCGCGCCCTTGCCGCCAATGTCAACGGCGGATTTCCCGACGATGGAATCGGCAAACTTGCGCTCCACCGCTTCCGCTGCGCCCATCCAAGTCTCCTTCTTCATCAGTTCGCGCATCTCGTCTTTGTCAGCGCCGGTAACGCCCGCGTAGATGCTGGCTATTTCGTCGCTCATCTCGTCGAGAATCTTCGCGGCTCGCGCATGGTCGCCGGAATCCCCGCCGACCGTTTGCTGCGCTTCGTGAATCATGATCCGCGAGCCTTGGGTGATTCGGCGCTCGTCTGCCGCCATGAAGATGACGGAAGCCATGCTGGCGACGATGCCGTTGCCGGTGGCGATGACCCGGACTCCGCGCTCGCGCATCCCCATGAGGGAATGGTAAACGCGATATCCGTCGAGAACGCTGCCGCCTGGGCTGTTGATCTCGATTTCCAGCGTCTCCAAAGCGTCGTCAGCCTTTGCCGTGAACTCGCCAATGCGCAGGTTCTCGGCTACTGCTTTCGCCCCGTAGAGCTTTTCGATGTCACCGATCAAGTCGTCGGAACTCCACGGCGTCACCGCATCGTTCAGCTTCACCTTGCCGGTGCGGTTTTCAATTTGAATCAGGTTCATCTTCTTCGATGGGGTTAGGTTCTTCCATGTCGGGCGCGTCGCCCTGCTCGCCCATTTCGTTAGGCGTGAGCATTGCCATCTCCCGGTCTTCGATCTCAACGCCAGCGGCTCCGCCCACCTCGGCGGCGATCAATTTCCGCAAGACGATCTCGTTGGCTCGCTCGCGGGTAAATTCCTCGATGTCGCGACCGTTGGCCTCGATCACTTCGGTAAGGTTGCGAGTCCCGGCCCGCCAGCCTTCAAGCAAAGCCTTATCCTCGCGCCCGTCGTCCACGCTCAGGCGGGGCGGTTTCGAGAATCCCCACAAAGTCGGATTTGCAAGGAACACTTGCGATCCATTGGCGCGGGTGATCTTGCCTTTCGACTGAGCGAATGCGGCAGCGTAAGAGACAACGCGCTTCGCAAGGAAGAGGATCAGGCGTTGCCGCTCGCCCACAGCTCGACGGGCGCGCAGGATGTCGGCCCGCTCGGCTGTTCCTTGACCGGCTGATTTCCAAACCATGCCGTAGCTCCAGCCGGAACCAACAACAGAAGCCCGGTTCAATCGGTCCTGAAAGCTTTCCCAAACGTCGCCTGGGTTGTCGTGCTTGATGACTTCCAGCTTCTCGCCGGAGTTCGCCCGCATGTAGCGAGTCATTCCGCCTTGATAGCTCTGGAAGGTAACGCCGCCCGATCCTGCCGCTGCCGACCCAAGTGCAATGCCGGGGTCGTCGAGATCCGGCCCGCCATGCTCGTTGTATTCGATCAGCCCGATGGATGAAATGATGAGCTGGCGGATTCGCTCGTATTCGGTCGATTGAAGGCAGTGCTTCAAGTCCTCGACGGCGTGAGTGAAGGTAGGGAATCCTCGCCCCTGATCGCTGAAATCCTTGTCGTAAACGTGGACGACTGAGCTTGCCGAGATGTCTTGAAAGTCTTTTGAGCTTCCTTCGTCCATTACCCGGTATGCAATCGGGCGCATCTGCTTGTTGTAGATGATGCCGTCGCGGATTGTCGCGCCCGAATAGCGGCCCTCGCCAACCTTTTCGTTGTCTGGTCCGCTTTGGATTCGGTGGCTTGGGATGTTTTGGACGAGCGGGAACGTCTCGTCCTCGGTCATCGTGAGGAGTGTAAAGTGATCCCCAAAGTCGATGTCCTTGCTCGCGTCGTTTAGATATTGGTGCCAATCGTTGATCCCGCCGCGCACATCGCAGTTCGGCATCCAGACGTTCTTCAGCCAGCGTTCCACCGCGTCACCGTTTGCCGTGTCGTCTCCCGCGTAGGCCGGAATCCATGCCTGCCCGACTGAGTATTGAGCTTTCTGCGCAACAATGGCTTTCGGCACGCCCATGTTTGCCGCCAACCGCTTTGACAGTGAGACGAGCGTGCGCCGGTCATTCGACGGAATCAGCTTGTCGATGTCGGTATCGTTGATCGAAAACTGCGCCCCGCGCGACCGGGATCGGTCGGAGCCGTGGGCAAATCGACTGGAATAAACAACCGGAGCACCAAATTCGTCGAGGATAGCCATATTAGAAAATCGCTCGGGTGTCGGTGTTTAGCGCTCGGCCCGCGTCAACCTGGTTGATGACGTAGCGCAAAAGCGTCAGCCGCTCGGTGTTCGACATCGTGCGCCTACCGGAAAAAGTCTGCCCGTTGACCGTAGAACTGGTTAGCTCGAAAGCTGCGTCCGGGCTTGTCGCTAATGATAGCGCGAGCGATGACGCCTCGGCACGGATAGCCGCCACGGCCACCGCGTCGTCCTTGACGGTTAGGTAAATCGTTCTGGCAAGGCGAGCGGACACACGCCCCGAATCAAGCTTAGGGCGCGAATGTCAACGGCTTTGACTCGCCGGACATTTTGGAAATAAGCCTTTTATAGACCTGCTCAGGTCGCCGTGTTATGCCTGCCATGCCTTGCCCGGCCTCGCCACGCCAAGCCGCGCCGCGCCATGCCTGCCGTGCCCGGCCAAACCAAGCCCCGCCGCGCCTTGCCACGCCTGCCGTGACGAGCCTTGCCAGTCCGAGCCAAGCCTAGCCGTGCCTGCCATGACGAGTCGAGCCTTTGCGGGCCTACCGGGCCAAGCCTGCGTCGATGGCTTGGATAATTGGGAGCACCTCTTCAAGCGTGGCGTATTTCTGCTTGAAAGTCTCAGCGTCCCGGCGCGCATTTGCCAGCAGTTGCTCGCGGTAGTTCGGGATACCGATTGCCGTCTCGAAAGAGACGTAATGGCCACGCGGGCTTTCGTCTTCGCACGCTTCCGGCGTCACGTTGACGAAGGCGCGGACGCGGAATTCCCGGCCTTCGCTCGGAGCGTAGGTGATGCGGACGCGGCGGATGAGTTGGCCGGCCTGCATCAAGCGGTATTGCCTCGCGGCTTCCGTGTCATCCCATTGGAAGTGCTGGTGGAGTGGCGAGCTTTTCGGAGCCGCCGCTTTCAGCACCTGTTCCGGCGTTAATGTCCCGCCGTGTTTCTGCGCGATCTTCCCAAGGAGTTCCTCGAGAGATGCTGTCTCGTTTGGTTTCGTTTTCATGGTGGAGAATGGGGGCCTTTTATAGTGATGCCCATCACGCCGTGTGTTGCCTGCCTTGCCGAGCCCGGCCATGCCGCGCCGTGCCGTGCCGAGCCACGCCTCGCCTGCCGTGCCTTGCCGGGCCGGGCCGGGCCTCGCCTGGCCTGCCTTGCTGTGCCTCGCCGCGCCAGGCCGAGCCAAGCCACGCCGCGCCCTGCCTGCCGCGCCTTGCCAAGCCGAGCCCTGCCGTGCCACGCCGTGGCATGCCTGCCGTGCCGGGCCATGCCGAGCCCTGCCGTGCCAAGCCGTGCCACGCCTGCCGTAACATGCGATTGCGCGCCTGGCCTCGTCTGGCCTTGCCCTGCCTGCAATGTGGCGTTGACGATCAATCTTCGATGCGGAAGGTGCCCCAGCCCATGCCAGCGGAGTTTTTCGAAAACGGGCGACCCTCGCCAACCCCGACTTGCGCACCGACCCGGTTGATGAGGTTGATCGCGTCGTTCGCAGAGAACTGGTCAGCGTCGTAACTGATTCGGATTTCCGCCGACCATGGCCAGAATTTTGCTCGAACGCGGAGGTCGCAAACACCGGTGGCATTCCGAACGTGCATCTTGGACGGTTCCGGCTTGCCCTTAATCTTGATCAGCGGCACGGCGTCGACCTTGTCGAATCCATCGGCTTCGACGAAAACGGACATTTTCGCCTGAGTCATTTTGAATCCGACCAACCGGCAAGCGTCGATCATTCCAGCGCGGAATGCCCCGGCAGGAATGCCGTGCCACCCTTCGTCGGAAACGTGCAGTGCTTGGCGGAAATCCTCGTCGAAGTTTCGAGCCTCCCGCGCCTTTTTCTTCGTTGCCTGCGATCCGGCCATCATCTTCTCGCTCATGGCGTTGATTGCCTTCTCCGAAAACCGGAGCTGGACGTATGGAGCGGTCCCGACGATGCGGACCTTAAGTGTTTCGATTTTTGGTGCACTGATATGCACCGCGACTGTCTCTTCTTGTTTTTTCTTGGTAGCCATCTGGTTTGTTTTGTTCACGAAAAAGCCCACGGGCTGACTCCTAGTCGTGATGGGGCCAGAACCCCCTAGAAGCCAGCCCGAAGGCTGTTGCTGATCTGGTTTGTTGCGCCTCACGAAAGCGTTGCCACCGATTACGCGGGACAGGATGCCGCGTCAAACTTTTTTTTGTTAATCTTCCCCGCCCTCGAAAAGCCGGAACATCCGCGCCGCTCCGGTCTGGTAAACCTCGCAGTCGTAAAGGTGATTGGCTCGGGACTTCTGCACCCATACCCGCTTCACTTGCTGCTCGCGCCCAACTTGGAATTCTTCCATGCGCTCGGCTTTGAAATGCTTGCGGTAGGCATTGGAAACATCTGAGAAGACGCGCCACTCCGCTCCCTGCCCTGATGACAAGCGGGCGAGCATGTCTTTAAGTGGGTTGGTCGCCACCCATACCCATCGTGCAATTCCGCCGCGTGGCGCGGGCTTTCGCTGAATCTTGGAAAACGGATTCTCGATTTCCTTTCCCGACTTCGATTCCGCCTTCCAACCGGTCCTTGATCCGTCCCCTTTGATGCCGACCCATCCACGCCTTACGATCAGGTTAAGGATTCGCGGCTCGTCGTATCCGATGTCGATGAACGTCTTGTTTGGGTCAACTTTGTAGCGTGCGATCAGCTCGGTCAGTTCCGTTTCGTCGCCGCCCCTGCCGGGAACGTAACCCTCCCAGAGCAAGGTTGACTCACCGCCCTGCCACCATGCGCGAATCACCATCCAGAAGTGGTCGCCGCCAACGTCGATAGTCGCAACCCGGCAAGCTTCGCCATCCAGCGGCTGACCCTCGGCTACGTCGTCGCGGCTGTAACCTGAGACGGCTAGCGGGGCGGCAGTGTCAACCATGTCCTCGGACCAGAACTGCGCCCGTCGTTTCTGCCTCCACTGCCGGAGCTTCTCAACCGCGCCAGCCTTGGCCATGCGGGTCGCCTCCAAGAATCCGAGAACCTCGTTCGACCACGGAATCCACCAGACTGCCAGCGAGTCAACGTGGAAGCCACGATAGCCTCGGACGGGTGATTCCCCGCCCGGTGACATGTAGCCTTTCGCTCCGTTCTCCATGTTGGACGATGAGAGCAAGCGGCGGTTTGCCACGGTGTCGGCGTATTCCTGACCGCAGTCGCAGCGCATTCTTGCGGTGTCTGAGCTGGCTTGCTCGTCGAGCTTGCCGTCGACCTCGATGCGGTCGAACTTGAGATCTTCAAATGAAAAGGGGCGCGGGTTGCGGCAACCTGGGCATTTCCACCCAAAGGACGCCTTGTTGGTTTTCTGCCATTCAAGGTCAAACTCGCTGCCGGTGTATCCGCCCTGAGAGACGAGGTATATTTTCCGGTTCCATCTGTCGTGATGCCGCGCCAAGAACTCGCGGACAAGCCCCGGCTTCCATGTCCACACCTCGTCCCCGTAGAGCCAGCGCATCGACTTCTCTTGGAAGTTCGACAGGTTCGCCCCGCCCATGATAAGCGGCATGTGCGGGAAAAGAATTTCGAGCTTCCTCGATTTGTGGCGATCCTCGGGCCAAAGTGCCGCGAGCATGGCGCAGGATTTAAGGGCGGGGGTAAGCCGGGACTCAGCCCAGAACTTCGCGTCCTCGTCGGTCTGGGACGCGTAAAGCATCGGGCCGGGATCTTCGGAAACGACGTAGGGAATCAGAGCTTCCGCCATTGTGGATTTGCCCGATCCGGTTGGAGCTAGGACAACGATGTTCCGCGTGTCAAAGTCGGCAGCGCATTCCATCGGACCCTTCCACCAAGGAGTCTGCTCCGGGTCGAACTTACCGGATCGCTCGCTATTCTGAATCTTGACGTTAGCGGCAGCCCACTCCCACGGAGTCAACTTAGTCGGTGGTCGCCAACCTAAACACGCGCCCTCAATGACTGGATTCTTCCGCATAAATGGCGTTGGTTTCATCGGATAGCCGGGTGAGGATCTCAATAACCTCGGCTTGAATAAGCTTCTGGATAGCGGACGCTTCCAATCCTTCAGCCCTCGGCGGAATGTCGGCGGCGAACTTAAGTAGCTCGCCACGAGCGGCGGATACGACTCGGGTTATCGACTGGCGAACCTCGCCAACAGGGACAAGCTCGCGAGTCTCCATCTGGACGGCAACGATTCCCTTCAGCGCGAGAACCTTTTCTTTGAGGATCTTTACTGTGTCGATGTCCTGCGCCTGCCTGATGGCAAGCTCCATCTCTTGTAGGCTTTGAGCTGTAGCGGTCGCTTCCGGTAGCGCCATCTTCGCGCCAGGCTGAATCCGGTGGTTCCTAGAACTAGCCCACGCAGCCATTGCCTCACGGTTCCAAGGGTCAACCCCTTGCCTTTTGGCCTCGTCCCAGTCCTTTCGGTTAATGCCGCGCTCGCGACATGCTTCGGCTATTGTTGTCCTTGGCATTTGGTTCCTATCTTATTTCTTGTTGCATACTTAATTCCCGCGCGACGCAGCGCCTTCGGCAATAACTTACGGAAGAGATTCCTTGTATGGGGGTATTTTTATCTTGTGACTTTATGGTAAAAATTCCTTATTTCTGCTCCTTTTGAAATGTCAATAAAACTTAAGCATCGCCTTAGTCCAATGAATGGGCCGCTCGGATCATGGTAATTCATCGCTTGCCCCACCCCTTGCTTGCTATGCCTCGCCCCTCTAGCCACCTATCGCACGCCCTCGATATGCTCGACGATGACGCTCGCCTCGATGCTTCAAGGTAGTCGCTCCTGCCTTGCACCTCCTTGTCACGTTGCTCATGCTGGGGTGTTTCCGTCTTGCGGACGTAGGCTGATTTCCTCGGCATGTAGGCAGCTAACGCAATTTTGTTGCAATTGTCAACGCTATGCCAATGCGCTTATTTTGCGCTTGACCTAACAGCCTCCCATGTAGCTATCCTTTAAAGGCACCAGTCCTGTGCCTGTTGCTATCCCGACACGAAAAAGCCCGCCCCAATTAAGGAGCGGGCTGCATTGAGCGAAAACCTCAGTCGCGCCGACTCATCAGCAGGGCATCGCCAATCGTCTTAACCGATCGGTTGAAAGCCTCGGCAAGGACCGGCCTAGGAATGCCCTGATCGTAAGCCAGCCTGACAGCTATGTTTCGCGCCGATATCGCCGCCTTGTTCCCGATCTTGGCCCGTAGCGCCTCGCTGGGCTTGCAGTCGCACTCCCTCGCTGCTTGCCGTAGTGCATCGCGGATGATCTCTGCCGCTTGTAGTGTGGCTGTCATGGGCTAGAACGGGATGGTCGATTCGTCAGAATCATCTGGTTGGCCCGCCGTCGTCCTGGCCTCGCTACCGTGCATCTTCCGCGTAGCCTCCTGCGCCGATACGTCGCGGCCAGGTCCCTGCCGCTGCTGCCCATCGCGCTCTTTCGGCTCGAAAAAGCTGACCCATCCGCTCCACTCATTGCCGACCGGCACCGAGTCTAGCTTTAGGGACAACTGCCCTTTGTCGTTCTCGAAAACGCTTCCGACGTTTACGTATCGTTTCTTTTCCTCGCCGTTGCGGTCCTTGTAGGTTCCGACTGTTGCGACGGCATCGTATATTTTCTTGGCCATTATGGGGTGTGGTTGTTGGTTTCGTTGAGAATCATCGCCTCCACCAGCTTCCCGGCGCTGATGCCGGTAGACTCGCGGAGTTGCTCGAGCCTAGCCATCGCTGGCTCGCTGATGCGGATTGATAGGCTTTGGCGCGGGTTTCCCGGCTTGCGTCCTGCGCCTGGGCGTTTGCCGCCGTGAGTCGGTTTAATCGGTTGTTTCATTTTTTGCACATGAGCGGCACATAAGCGCCGGGGATGGAACCCGGCGCGGTGGGTAATGCTTTATAGAATCTCCAATCCTTTTTCCGTTGCGATGATTTCACCCATGTTCCACTCGCGAATTTTCCCACCGGAAATTTCCACACTGTCTTCCCAAAAGCGGACAGTGCGCACCAAGCCTGCGTTCATCCACTTGGACAGCATCAACGTCCCGAACCATCCTTGAGGAACGGATTTGCCCATGGCTTGGATGTCTCCAAAATGGTTCCACTTTGCCAGTTCTTTTTTGCCCATTTTCATTGTTTGGTGTTTTGATTGGTTTACTCCCCCGAAGGGGATGGGTTATTTTTGTTTGATGAATTGGCCTCGTGGGCCGCAGCGTTGAGGTGTTGGTTTTTGTTTTTTGGTTGGGAAGGTAAGGATGATGGAGTTAAGTTGGTCCATGGCGGTGTTCGTGTTGCTCATGGACAGAACCTACCATCCCCCTTGAAACCCGCAAGACATTTTGCAATAAATCGTTCAATCGCTTATACCCGTAGGGAAAGAATCCCCCAGAATCGCCGTCGCCTTGCTGTGCGCGATCTGGAAATCGGCGTCGTGTTCCATCAGGTAGCGGGCGCGCATTAAGCCGTGCCTGCCGGTGCCTGGGTCGATCTTTCCGACTGCGAGCGCGGCGTCTTGGTTGCTGCTCCACGGATGCCCCTCTTGGTAGAGCAGCATGGCGAGGAATCGGGCGATTGAGACGCGAGCAGTGCGGACATCGGAAGTGATTTCGTCGGGTCTTGCTCCGGTGGCCTGGTAGACGGCGGAGAGGATTTCGGCGGGGGTGGTCATGCGCGGCGGTAGCTGTTCCAGGTGAAGTCGATTCGTCGGCCATTTTCTGATGCTCGATCCACGATTGACGGGCCCAGGGATTTGCCGAGTTCATCTTTGCTTAGGTTGGCAATCAGTATCGTCGGGCGCTTTGCTCCGTATCGGGCATCGATCAAGTGCGTAAGAAGTCGATCCTCAAAAGCCGTCTCCCCGCGCTCCTGTAGTTCGTCGATGACAAGCAGGCCGGGTTCCGTCATGCGGTCGATGATTTCCAACTCCGTCTTGTCGCTGCCTTTTTTGAACGTGGCGCGGACAGTCAGGAAGAACCGCATCGCCGTCTGGTAGTGCGCCGACCGTTTCCATTCCAGCCCTGTCACTGCATCAAACGGAAAGCGTTTCGAGCGGGCGATTTCCGCCGCCATTTGGGTTTTGCCGGTGCCTCGCTTGCCGTGAAGGATGAGAATGCCGCCCTTAGCGATGATTGGCGCAGAAAGGGCGAATCCTGCGAGCCACTCACCGCCTTGCGGGTTCTCCAGTGGATCAAGGTAGCGGTCTGGCCATCCAAACGCGCTCAGGAGGCGATTAGATGCCATTGCTGGCGATTCTGGTAGCGGCTGCTCATCCGATTCGTCGGCTTCGGGCAGTTCCGCAAGCAAGCGGTCGATTTCAGGGGTAAGACTCATAGGTGGTCAATGCTGGTTGATTCGTTGTAGCCGTTGGCGTGGCTGTAGGTTTTGGCGGGCGCGGCTTTCTGGCTAGGAAGGAATCCCTGAGCTTTCCATGCGCGGATCGTGGCTTTCCAGTCCTTGATCGGCTTCCCGTTGTTCGTCCATCCGTTGCCCTCCCATTTGTGGAAGCATGATTCGCCGTCCGATTCGGGCAATTCGATGGAAGCGGCAAAGGCTTTGGCGTCGTCCAATGTCGCCCGGTGTTTGTTTATATTACTCTTCTCTTCTCTTCTCTTCTCTAGTCCGCTTTCTGTCCGCTTTGCTTGCGGACGTTTGTCCGCATCACGTGCGGACAATTTGCGGACAGAATCTTGCGCCCGACGCTTTGCGGATTGGCCGTTATGCTCGTGAAACCTTGGTGCAGCAAGGAATCCGTCGCCAAGCTCCATCCATCCGACGCTCGCCATTGCTACGGCCAAGCCAGGGCATCCGACGATCTCGTCGAAAATCTCGGGAGTGTATCCGTCGAGCTTTCCGTCTTCCGTCTGTTCGTCGAGAAGACACCATGCGGACATCAGTCCGCCGATTGTCCGCAATCTGTCCGCTTTCAAAGCGGACGAAATGCGGACGACTCGCGGATCGGTCGGCAGGCTTTTTCTCATTTTTATCCAGTCTCCGGCCATGGCATTAAATTGAGTTGATGAGCGTTTGAGCGTGGCAGCGTTCAGGGTAGCAGTGGCAGATCAGAACCTTGCCCTTAAGTGACGGAATCAACTTCAGAATCGAAGGCTTGAACGGGACGTAGTGATTGGCGTAAGCGTCACAAACGGCGTCACGATCCCCGTCGGCACCAAGAATGAATGGATTCCCGAATGCACTTCCCCTGTCAACGCGGACTGCCTTACCATTCCTCTCAGCCCATTGAATCAGGTTCTTGTCCCGCTGTTGATTGGCGATGACAGCCGCGCCCGATTCGACTTCCGACTTGCGCTGCTTTTCGTCGTCTGACCAAGGGTCAACCGGGATAGCCCGGACGGCTTTGTTCGCGTCCTGCATCGTCATTTGCCCCGCCTTCACCTTCTCAAAGACTTCAGGTGCCGCCGTCTTCATTTTCACTGCCTGATTGACGTAGGTGCGGTTCGTGTTGAACAGCTCGGCGGCTTTGGTCGGCGTGGTGTTTGCGTGATGTTTTTCCGGCAGCTTCTGGGGCTGAGGTTCGGGTTGTGACAATTTTTTGTCAGAAGCCTCGCCGTGCTGATTCACCGCGTTTGCCCTCTGTTTTTCGATCCGATCCCTCTCCACCTGCTTTGCGATTGCCGCCAGCAGGTCATCCGCTTCAGCGGCGATGCACGCCCATTGGCCACTGTTAAGGTTCCGGCGCTTGTTGGTCCGCATGACAAGTGCAATTGCCTCAGCATCGGTTCCGGTGAAGTTTACGGTAGGCGGCTCAATCCCGATCTCGACGCAAGCCCTCGTTCGGTTCCATCCATCAAGAACCTCTCCTTGATACAAGGTCACGGGCTGCTTTGCATCGTAACCATTGGCGCTGATGTCGTCGCGCAACCGCGAGTAATCTTCAGGCTTAGCTTCTGGGAAAATGTTGAATTTGTGCTTTTTCATTTGTTGTGTTTTCGTTTGTGGCATTCGTGGCAAATTGGCATTACTTGGCTTGCATCATACTCCCAAGGGAGGGAATTGATGTCATATTCTTCATGGTGAACAGCGTTGGATGGCCGTCCACAATCTCGACATTTGAATCCTTCTGCTCGCTGTATGGCCAAGCTGAATTGCTTCCAATGATCGGATGCGAGAAGAGCGGGGTAGAACCGCCGACAGACTTTTTTAGGCGATGAAGGTGAACGCAAAGCCATACGTTCCTGTCTTTTTTTGTGTTTCCCATGAGCATCCAATGCTCAAAATCGGGATTCATAACTTGTAAATTGTTCATCAAGTTCCAAGGCTGGTGCGGATTGTTTCTGATGCCCTCGTAAATCTCCCGGCCTCCAAGGTGACTTGAATGTTTCGATCCTTGATCTGATACCCATTTCACATATGGTTTCATCCAATGTCGCCCTTGGGTTACAATCCACCCGCACTCCTCGTCGTCAGGTGAAACCTTCGGAACCTTTTGAGAAAGCGTTACCTCGACATCTCCCCATGTTGGTTTAACCAAGAAAATTGAACGACGCAGTTTGTTTTGGTAAACCATGGGATCGTCCATGCCTGATTTGATAACGCATGAATCCAAAATTTCCCTTTTTGCACCAGCATCATCAATGCTTCCGCCTAGGCTAAAAGAAATCAATTTGAAGCTTTCGTGCCTAGAGTCAGATCCCTTTTCAATTTCCATGTTCACTTCCGACCATACGGGAAATCGGTTCTCTGCTGGAATTGGGTAAACGCGAATAAACCCCATTTCGCGAGTCAAGACTATGGCGCACATCGTCTTGCCAAGCGTTTTTGATTCGTTAGGCGCGCCAACGCCCATGATGATTCCGGTTGCTTTCATGACACGAAAAACCCCCAAACCCATCGCCAGTGAGACCCGGTGATGCAACCGGCTGGCGAGGGATTTGGAGGCTGTTTGTAATTCTGCATCGTTCTTTCCGGGTCTCAACCGGGCCTTGCGGCGTCGTCACGTT